CACCTGTAGAAGAAATAAACATTTCTAACGTATCAATCGGTACTGCATATACAGGTTCAGCACTACCATCAGGTAAAGCTGAAGCTATCCTAATTGAAGGTAAATCAGGACAAGATGCAAGACTTGAAATAGGTGAATTAATTTTTGATAGAAATACATGTAAATCATTAACACTATCAGATGTAAATGCCCACAAGGTTGTAATTAAAGAAAACATTGCTGATGGACTTAGTATTTCACAGACACTTACAAGCACACTTAGAAACTTAAGAGTGTCAGGTGGTAACTTTATGGCAGACTTATTAAAGACTGAAGGTGGTACTTATGACCGAATTTGGTTAGACACAGGTAGTTTAACAACTACTAACGCTAAAATTAATAAGTTAGTTTTAAGTAACATAGTGTCATCAGGTGGAACATGTGTAATTAGACAAGCTGATATAGGTGAATTAACAATTCAGTTTTCACAGATTGGGCACGACAGTAACTTAACAACGAAAGAATTTACAGTTCAATCTAGCACACTAGCTAGCATATGGGAAGTTAACAACAACTATGAAGTGTTGTTATCAGAACCTACCCCACCGGGAGGCGTTAGCCAATAGATGAAAGATTTATTGAAACAATGGTTTCCTATACCACTAATATTGTTTGGTGGTATCATGGCAGATTTATCTAGACATGGCTTCGGGGAAGATATAATGACAGTTCAGATCATTTCTTGGACTTCAGTGGTGATAGGAGTGGTAGGGACTGCAAGAATTGTATGGCTTAGGGTAAAGAAATAATGGATGTAAAAGTAGGTAAAAACAAATATCAGATAACTTTACCCATTGTTTTAACTCTTGGAGCTATAATTATATCAGCAATAAGCTGGTTTACCATGCTTCAGGTTAATATGGCAACTATGCAATCTGAGATAGATAATTTAAATGTTATTATATTAAACCAAGAAGATAAAGTTCAAGCGTGTTTAGAGGTAGTAGATGATTACTACGAATTAAAACGCAGGATTGAAAACTAATAAAACGGAGGAACTTAACCAATGATGGGAAAATTAAGACCACAAATATTTCTAGCAATTATAGTTCTTGGACTTTTGAGTGGTGTTGGAGTAGCTTTTGGATACACCGAAATAGCCACAGGATGTACAGGTGGTATCATAGCATTAGGAATGAAAGTATTAGAATCAGAATAAGAAAGGAGATTCGCATGACAAGTAAAGAAATAGTAAAGAATATAGCAAAGACGTTACCAGTAGTAGGAGCCCTCGCAGTTGGCATAGGAGCAACTATGGCTGTGCTTAAAAGAGATGCACTAGAAGATAAAGTGTATGATAAACTAACCGTTAGACAAATCATTAAAGAAGATATTCCTTTACAGTGATACGCTTTTATTATCTAGTCTTTTTCCTATTTATACTAATCGCCATTTCATTAAGTTGGGATCAAACCCAAAGTCAAACACAATCTGATCTAGAAAACTTGCGTCAAGATATGAATAAGATTCAAAGTCAAATGCAAAAACTTCGGAAAGATCTTCAAACTGAAGGCATCTTACCCTACGAAGAAGAAGAAGACTATTGGAAATCATATGAAGGTGTAAGTTCCTGTGAAGAAGGCGTAAAGAAATGTGTTTAAAAAAGAAAAATTTATGTTAAAAAGAGGTATAATAATTCATGGAAGACGAAATTCTAGAGATAGTTCAAGAACTGGGAGAAGAAGTATTTGAAGAATCTCAAAGACTATGCCCAGAAGGTTCTGGTTGGCTAAAACGTAGTGGTCAATTAATACCTAATATGGGTGGTTTTGAAATTATATACGAAGCTCCTCATGCTAGATTAATACATGATGGTAAAGAACAAGAAGAACAGTATTATGAAATGAAAGTAAAAGAATTTCAAAGAAGAAATAGAAATAGAAAAGGAGCTTTATCTTTCGTAGTAGATACGAAAGGAATACAGACAGGTAATCCTGAAAGGCAAAAGCCTAGACAAGGAACATATAGTGATCTAAAATCACTTTTAAATATAAAGAAACAATCTAATACACATAAAGTAAAAGCACATACAAAGAAATACTTTGGGCGTAGACCAAGATTAAATACAGAAACTGGTAAGTGGAGCATTGTAAACACTACAGCAAAAGCTCCCGAACCTTTTATTGATGATGCTTATAGCAAAGTAATAAGAAGAAAAAAGTATAGAGATATTAGTAGAGACTTAGGAATCACCTTTCCAAAGAAGTTGGGAAGGGGAAGACAGGAGATTCTAAGAAGATTTTTATCGATTTAAAGGAGGCTAAAATGGTAGACGTAAGTAAAGTTACAGCTGAACAAGAATACATTATTGCCAGACATTCTAGGATGATTGGTAAAGTATTAGATTTAGTTGAAGCATCTATGCCAGAGGGAAACCAACTCGAAAAGCTAAAGAAACTAATTCAAGTTCCACTATATGACTACAGGAACGAGATGTTGAAGATGGCTAATGGTGAACTCGTAGAAGATTCAAATGAATAAATTATAATTTATTTTATAATATTCGTAATATTTATGTAAAAAATACCTTTATTTATAGTATAATATTACAGGATAGGCGAATAGTGTCTATTTTTATATTATAATTCTATAAAGGTCGGGGGTGGCTAAGACCAACCTTGAGAATTAACAAAACTTTTAACTAACTTTTAGTCTGGAAAGAGACTGGAAAGGACATAGGAGGTCGAGAATTATGTCAGAAGAATTCAATAATTTAGAGAATCACATGCAAGGTACTAACCTAGCATTATCTGCAGTAGCAGAAGTTCTTGCTAAAATGGATGAAAGACTCACAAAAGAAGAAGAAGACGACAGAATGGAAGAAGAAGAGAAGGCTTTAGAAGCTGAAAAATCAGAATTAGTAAAAGCAGTCGCATCTGAAGTGGTATCAATGATCAAAGCCGAAGGCGGAGAGAACCCACTAGGAATGGATGTTGACGGAGCTAAAGAAAGGAAAGCTAAAACAATAACGCAACCTCAATTTGATGATGCTCAAAATGCAGCTAACCCGACTACTAATATCGCAGATCAACAGGCTACAATACAGGCTGCTGATATGGAAGATGATGATGAAGAAAAAGCTATGAAAAAGAATCATGTACCGGGACACGACTCGGATGATGACAAAGAGAAAGCTATGAAAGCTGCTGGTATGATGACCAGAAAAGCTGATGAAGATGACGATGACAACGGGTCTGATGAAAAACCTGTTGACAAAGTTTCTATGAAAGCAGATGAAGATGACGAAGATGATGACGGAATGAAGGCAATGAGAAAAGAACTCGATGCTTTGAGAAAAACTGTTGCAGCTTACGAAGCTAACATGGAGAAAGCTATCGAAGATCAGTCTGAATCAAGACTGCGAAAGATGGGCTTTAGAGAAGAGAATGGTTTACAAAGACCAGCTCTACTTAACCAAGACGCATTAGGAACAGATGGAACTACTCCAATTGTAAAAGCTAATGCAACAAGTGGTGATGTTGTAGAAGACCTAAGTGGTTTGTCTTACAAACAACTAAGGGACTTACAACACAAGATAGATCAAGGTGACACTTCAGGTGTGCCAAGAGAACTACTTGGATAATAACAAATAATTTTTGAAAGAACGAGGAGAAATTAATTATGGCTACAAATCCATCATTATCTGAGTATATTGCTCAGTCTCAAAGAGGTCTATATTCGTCTGTATTCGGACCAGAATACATGCAGAAGCAGACTTACTTTACAGTGGACACTGCTACAGGTATTTTTAACACTACCTATGGTAGAAAAGTTTGGCATGCATTAAACAACCAAACTCGTTTCTTCAATGCAATCCCAAGAACAGTTTGGGGTAACACAGCTGGTTGGAGAATCAGGACAGACAGAGGTAGTGGAAGATCACGACCTGTGACTGAGACTGGTGCTCTACCTACAGTCGATGTTTCAGACATCGCAAACGTAGCTAGTTTACCTAGAATCGTTTCAACTACTTTCGGTGCTTCAGTGAAGTCAGTCTTTACTGCACAATTAGAAGGTGGTGTTGGTGATGTTCTTGCATTGGAAAACGAAAACGCACAGCTCGACCACGTTAAAGAAATGAACGAAGAGCTATTAGCAGGATCAGGATACGTTGTATCCGCTGGTTCAACTACTTCAGGTACTGTACCAGCATCAGTTGCTAAGAACATTAAGGTAGGTGACAAAGTTGCTTACTTCGATACATCTGCAAATGACTACATTGATACATCTGGACTAACAGTTTCAGCAGTAAACACATCTACGGGTGCTATTACTCACGGAACTGCATCGCAAACTATTGCTGATGGTGACGGTCTTATCGTTGTAGAAAGAGCAGGACTAACGTCTATTGATGACGTAGTACAATTTGATGGTGCACCAGTAGGTGGATCATTTGACTCAAACGCCAACTTCGCTGCAAACGGTGGAGTAAGGGCATATGACTTAACATTCGGTGACAGACCTGCGGGACAATGGAACGCGGCTGCTACAGTTAAGCACAACAATGGAGTAGGTAGGGAACTATCTCTAAACTTAATTGATGACTGTATTCAATCAGTAAGAAATAATGGTGGAGAACCAAAACTAATCGTTATGGGACACGACCAATACTTCAAGCTAGAAAGATTACTACAATCACAACAGAGATACTTAGGACAGGAAGAGTACCAAGTTGGTGTAGGTTCTGAAAGAACTTTCCCGGGTACAAGAACTGGTCTAGTTCTCGCTACTTACCAAGGTATTCCAATTCTACCAGACGCTGATACACCAAAAGGTGTTAGCACAGCTGACGCAGTATTGGGTTCAAACGTATACGTTTTGGACACAGACTACCTTGAAATAGCTGTGGCACAACCAACACAGTATATAGAAAACAGAGACTACTTTGCAGCTAATGCTCTAGTAGTAAGAGGTTTACTATACACTATGGCAGAAATGCGATGTCACAACTTCTTCACACAAGCTAAGATTACTGACTTAAACGCGTAGTCTAACTTGGAAAGAACATTTTGATGGGTTGGGGAGCTAGTCTCCCCACCCATTTTATAAAAGGAGAAATTAAATTATGGCAATTACAATCACAAATCCCGGATCATCCTCTCCTGTAGTTGGTGTTCCCGGAAACGTAAAGTATGTAATTAAAGATATTACTTTCGATGACTCGTATCCAACTGGTGGTGAAGGACTTTCTGCTACTCAATTAGGATTAGAGGAAGTATACATTGTTCTTATTTCACAAAAGTCTGACGGTTATGTAGTACAATATGACTACAGTAACGAAAAGTTAGAGATTTATGAAGCAGGTGCAGATGGTGCTGCATTAGACGAACTCGGTGACACAGCAGATGCTAGTGGTATCGGAATCAGACTAATCGCTTACGGAAAATAAATAATATATAAAGGGCTGCCTATATTGTATTATGGGCAGCTTCTTAGACATCCTGATAGATTAGGATAGATTTAAAGGAGAATTAAATGGCAGGATTCACAAACAGCTACTCACATTCATGGGAATGGAAAGAGTGGAATACTGATCCCAGCACTCGTACCTCAGTTGCACCACTAGATAGATATGTGGCTCTTAGCGGTTCAGTAGGAACATCCGCAGCAGACGCAGTAAATATTTATGCTGGTCCATATTATAATTTGGATCAAGGAAACACGTCTGCTAACTTAGAATTAGCTACGACTGGTTCACCGGGAATAAATAGAATATTAAATCCATCAATAGAGAACGCGACTATAACAGAATTTACAGCAGATGGGTCAGCTATATCAAGAACAACTGGAGCACCTTTCTTAGGGTCAGCTGAACTAACAGTAAACCCAGCGAACTCTGCAGCCAAAGAAGGTTTTTATGTAACTACAGATTCTATAGGAGCAGGAGCAGCGGGTGATACATCAGGAAACACCCCGACTTATATTATAGCATCTGGAATGGTAAGAGGAGCATCAGCATCAGGAGATGCAGTAATGCAGATTACAGATTCAAGTGGGACTGTATTAGCTACAGGTACAGCAGTTAGTTTAACAACTGACTACCAAACAATAAAAGTAGCTTATAATATACCAGCTGGAACTACACCAGCAACATACAGAGTTAAATGGTGTTCAAGTACGCAACACAACATTAACATGTTATTTGATGCACTTATGTATGACATTAGACATGATTCACATGTACCAGATTACATAGATGGAAACCTAGCAGGTGGTAATACTTATGAATGGGAAGGCACAGTAGACCTTTCTAGGTCAAGACATATCTCACCTATAGGTGTAATAAGACACGTTAAGATTAAAAACACACATGGTTCACAGAATCTGTTCGTTGCCTTTGATGCTACAGCAGAAGCCTCTGCTACTTGTTTAAAATTAGCGGCAGGCGAATCATTTGAGACAAGTCACCCAATAGATTTCAGGAAGAACATTTCAGTAATCGGTAGTGGCTCATCAACAACTTTTGAAGGAATAGTATTTGGAATACATACTCCG